TTTACATTTATCTAACTTAGCCTATAGGTGTACAGGCTAGCACGCGCCCGCGCCGCGGTGGTCGAGCTTTTGTTAGTCTATGTTATATGTAAATGGGAAATGAGCCTTGAAAATATGGGGAACTATATAGTTCCCCATAGAATGATTATGATTATATTTATTTTTGTTTAGTGCTTCTTTTAATTAGTTTTTGAACCGCCTTTTGATGTCATTAGTCTGTCTCCTTTTTATTTATATGAAGTTTTCGTAGGTATATTTTATATTGGCTATCGATGAGAGCGAGTGTACGATCTCGCAACTCTTTGTCGTCCATTCTAGGTGGACTCATTATTATTCTAGGTTTACTCATTAGTCTGTCTCCTTTTCCCGTTAGTAGGCAGAGCCTAACGGCTCTGCCTAATTTATATTACTTTATCTTTAACAATTCAAATAAAGCTTTAGCTATCTTATCTTTTTCATTTATGCTAAAGTCATTCTCTGAATTATGCTTACCCCAAAAATTTATTCTAACTCTATCATCAGAATGCTTTTCAGAGTACCTATTTACTACTAACTCAATGTTAATTTCATTGAAGTCTTTTGTATATCTTTGTTCCATTTTCTTCCTTTCGTTAATAAGATTACTTAATTGTTATCTTATATATATAAGATAATATAAGATAAACCATTTGTCAATAACTTTTTTTATTTTTTTTATAATTATTTTTGTTGACATATAGCCCATATTATCCCATAATATAATTGAGTTATTAATATTATCATTTAACGAAAGGAAAAATACAATGGCTCAAAGTAATATAGAAAAAGCTTTTAAAAAGCATAAACAAAAAGAATGGGAAAAAGAAACCATTAAATTTGTTACTAATAGAGTAATAAAAAATAAAGCTAGTAAGGAAGATACAAAACTTACTGAAAAGCAACATTTAATAATTGATGAATATGGCAAGTTAAATCTTTATGATGAAATTTCTTCTTCATATTTTGATGAATTAGAAGTTAAACATAAAAACAAAACTATTAAAGTTATAAGAAAAAATGATAATGAATCTAATTCTGTGGATTTAAAAAAATGTCAAAAAGAATTTCCAGAACTATATTTGCAATTATTTAACAACAAACTTATAAGAAATTCAAAATATAGAACTATAAAAATTATTAAATAGAAAGGATAGGGAAGAGCTAATAACTCTTCCCTTTTTTTATTATGAATAAAAGAATTGTAAGAGTGCCTATTGAAAGTATTGGTGATGTATGTGGATATTCTATGATTGAATACCATATGAATTTTACAGAAACTGTTAATAAATTATTAAAATCAAACAACATAAATTTTAAATTACAATCAACGTCTTATGGTGGTGAATACCTAGATGAAGACTGGAGAATATTATTTAAAATTGAAAAAATATAGAAAGGATAAGGGAAAGCTAATAACTTTCCCTTTTTTTGTTATGCAATCATTAACATTAAAACAAGTAAGAAAATTATTATTTACTTTGAGTGATAAACATTTATCTAATTTACTTAAACAAAAAAAAGAAAATGATTCTGAATTTAAAAAAGCTTTATTAGATGAAATGGCTAGTAGAGTTTTTATTGAAGTTAGAAACAAATATGGAATTGTTAAAGGCAATTTAAAAAAATAAAGTTTCTTCCTTACTGGATCAGCTTGAAAAAAATCAAGCTGATCCAGGTTTTTTAATCCAATAAACATTTATATATATACTTGCAACTAGAACCTGGGTTCTAGTGATATGATTATATGATTATATGATTGTATGATTGTAGGTATGATCTGGCGCTATGATTGCGCCAGATATGATTATGATTATATGATTGTATGATTATTTTTTTCTTTTAATTAATTCAAATTCAAAAAAACTTTCATCACATTCAACACATTCATAAGGATAATTCCATTGTGAATGTGATTTATCTTTTGTCACTGGTTGTTCACAGTTTTTACAAAGTAAATTATTTTTCATTTTATAACTTTCGTTTATGATTAATATTTTTTGATTTTCTCAACAATTACATTCGTTGTTTCTTTTCTATAGCAAAGTAAACAATCCTGGCATTTTTGGCCAGTGCAGTTTTGTTCATTCACAAAATTATCAACGGCAACGTTATTAAATGTTTTATCAAAATGCTTAGGAATCTTTTTTAATATTGAATTAGTTTTTTTTACTGAATAAATCAAAATCAAATTATCTGGTTTTTTTCTTTTATTAAAAAATGGTTTAATAATCTCCGTTCTTTTGGACCATAAAGCGAACATGCAATGCGGATTTTTTTCCGCAATCTTACAATAATTTTCTATATGATTAAATTTTGGATACGTTTTTATTACTTCGCCTTTATCGTTTATAACTTCCGTTAATAATTCGCCGTGGGCGTTTAATCTATAATAAGCTTGTAAAATTGTTGGTATCTCATTATTATTCAATAAACGCTCCGCTAAATATTCGTTACGATCTAATGCTGGACCAACATTTTTTCGAACGCCTTGCAACATTTCCTGAGAATAACAAACACCGCATATATTAACAACACGGCCAGCTTTTTCATTTTCAATTTTACCATTAACATAATTGTCATAGCAAAATTTATTTTTAAGAGTATTATTGCTAATACTTTTTAATCCAATTAATTTACCAGACATTGTTGACTGGTGGGGCATAACTGGGAAATTATCATTTAACATTTTATTTGTTCCTTTCGTTAATTATAAAACTTTATTTTTTCCAAAATTATCTATTTGCCATTGCACGCCGTCCAACAACAATTTCATATTATAATTATCTTTATTATAATTTTTCTTTAGATCAATTTCGTTTAATTCTTTTAATTGATTTAATAAACTTTGGTATTGATACATTTTTCTTCCTTTCGAAAGTGTTGTATTTTTACAACACTAATTATTATTATTACGTTACATTATATATTATAAGATTATATGGGATAAATGCAAAGCTTTTTTTTATTTTTTCAACAATTTTTCAAGTTGTGCAAATAAATTATTCAAGGTTCTCGATTCTAGGATCAAGCGAAATATTCCTGGATTATTGTTTTTTGAATCTGTTTTTTTGATTCTAGGTTCACGAAGCTTCTTATCAATATGATTAGATATGATTGTATGATTAGATATGATATGATTGCGAATATGATTGGGGATATGATCGCGAATATGATTGGATATGATATGATTTCGTGAATCAAGAGCCACGATTCTGAAAAGTTTGAAGCCTCTCTGCTTGGTACTTGGTAGCAAGATAAAAACTTTACCACCACATTTTTGATGTTTGATATGCCAATTGATCTGATAGTTTGATAATCCTAAATTCTTGCTCTCCTTTGATTTTAATTCAATCCAAAACTCAAAACCATTAATTAAACAGTTTACATCAGGAATTCCTCTGATTGTGGCACTCTCAATTCTCGTAAAGTGCCACAATTTCTGTGTTTTTTGAAGTGTGTTGATTTTTTGCCACAATTGAGATTCATTCATCGCCAACCCAAAAGCCTAGCAAGAAAACCAAAAGCAAGATTATGAAAATTTTAATCATCTTTTTTCATTTAGATAATCAAAAATTATATCCTCGATTTGATCTTGTGAATGAAAAATTATATCTCTCTTATAAATATTATTTAAAATTTCTTGTTGAGAACCTCCGCCCTCTTCAATTGTTTTTTGGATATATGCCTCTTCTTGCTCGAGAGCCATTTGTTTTACTTTACCCATTTTTCTCTCCTACGTTTTCGTAATCATCAATTAAAGACTCTAAATGCAATTCTGATAGATGCCAAAAATCTTTATTATGGTATTTAGGATAATTAGCTTCAAAGTAAGTAGCACCACCATTACCGTCATTCCATATGGAACCTTTATCAGTTTTGGCTTCATAACCTAAACCACGCCTTGTTTCAAAGTATCTTACACTTTTAATTTTAATCATTGTTTTTGTCCTTTCTTACATATTATTAATTTAATTATATTAAAAAAAAACATATTGTCAATAAATTTATCTTGACATATCCTATAATATATGAGATATGTATATTAATATGAACTATAAAACGAAAGGTAATGTAATGACCAAAGACTTATTTAAATTAACTGATGATCAACAAAAGGTTCTCAAAAAATTTAATTGGGATGTAACACCTCAAGGTAAGGTTTTAGATTTATACCACGAGGATTTCCAAGAAGGTATATGGGAACAAATACTACAAGTAATGGGTGAACATTCTGATAAGCTAACTTTGTTTGTAATTGGTGTTAATTCAGATAAAAGGAGAAGTGAATAATGACTTACGAAGAACTTATTAAATGGTTAGACAATGCAGACGTTGACTATGAAGAAGTTGAACACTTTAAAGATGAAGCGGGTGCATCAATATGGATTAGATTTGATTTAGACGAGGAGGATGATGATGACTAAATACATAGCTGATATATCAAGTGTCCACGAGGTTTCTGAAAAAGAAAAGAAACTTTTGGAAACAGTTTGGTCAGATGATGAGATCAAACAATGGTTAGTCAAACAAGTAATGGATAACAAGATTGAGTTTTTAGGTATTCATTATGATAATGACGGAGAAGAACTAGAGAATGTAGATTTGGGAGGAGTACTATGACTAAACAATATAAAATATATAAAAGAACTGTCCACGAGGATCGAGGAATCCATGTAAGCTTTGGCACGGAGGAAGATGTCAAGGATTGGAGAGAGGAGGAACAAGAATGGATCGAGGAGGATCTGTGTGTTGATGCAGATACCATTGAGGAATTAAAAATAACCTCAACTGATTCAAACATTGGTAAAATATTAAATGTAATTAACGATAACATTAATGAACTGAAAGGAAAAAGTTATGACTAAAAAGAACTTAGTATATCCTTATGAGGGGTATAGTAGTAGTGGTAGTGATGCTGACTATGAACAACCTACAAAAAAATATCATGTTGACTTTACAAGTTTGGTAATTGACCACAGAACTTATGAGAAACTAAAGTCAGATAGATTTGGATACCTAAACGGCAAAGAGTTTTTAAAAGAGCTAGTTGACCAAGATGTTATTGAAATTGTTAATATAGATGAAGCAGATGAACTTGATGATCTGACTTATCCAAAAACAATTAGTAATGCAGTGAACAAATATTTAGGAGGTAAATGATGACTAAAAGTAATGAAAAACAAATAGAATGGGTTATGGATGAAGTTAGTAAAATAATAAATCAAGCCCACAAAAAAAAATATGATTGTGTGAATGTTTGGCAAGGTATTAACCAAACTGCTATCGAATATGGTTTTGATTGCGCACCTACCAATTCAAATATAACTATGTTTACTTTGATGAATTTAGTTGACAAACTAAAATCATTAGAAGAAGAGAGGTTAAAAAATGACTAGAGTAATTATGAAAACTGAAGATTATGTGGACTTTTATTCTGATTTATCTCAAATGATGTTAACTAAACACATTGAAGATGTATACAACGATGACCCATATGAAACACAAAAAAATGGTGATATCACAATTAAAAGCAAATATGAGGATATTTGGTTAGAAATTGTTGATGATGTTTGTGAAACTATTGATAAATTTATTATTAAGGGGGAAATATGACTAGAGTAAAAATAATATTTCCAAATGACGACCCTAGATGGGAGTATGTAAGAGGTGCATTTCCCACTAGCAGAGAACAAGCAAGAGATTGTTGGATGAGTATATCTTGCAGTCTTGCACCAGAGAATCTGGCAGAGGATGGTGAGTTGCCGTACTACTTACAGATACAGAAACGAAGAGATGTATTAAAAGATGCTAAACTTTTAGTTAAACATGGTTTTAAATGTCCATCAGATATTGCTGATATGTGCGATGATGATGGGTTAATTAAATATAAGGAGAGTAAATAATGCCAATATTAGTACAATATAAAATCATTGATGGTTTCAATGAATACAATAACTATGTCATTCATCAAGATGATGTTGATGTAAAAGATGATCAAGAATTAATCAGGGATGTGTTTCCTGATTCTCTACCTGATGACAATGGTGGTGAGCAAGATGACTATAGAAAAATAGAAGTTGTTTATACCAAAAGCATAGGTATTAAACATGCAGAGTTTCTGCAAGAATGTTTCATTGCATTCCCTTTTGGGGGTAATGAATGGTTAAGACAATTAGCAACGAAAAAAAGGAGTGCGAAATGAAACACGAGGAAATTTTTAATGCTATTAAGCCAGAGGATGTGTGATGAAAATATGGGATGGTTATGATGATTGCATAATTGGAGTGGGAACACGATGCGGAATGACGGATGTATTTATCTATGATAAGCACAAAATGATCACAAAACTCGTAAGAAAAGATGATATGACATATGATGAAGCACTTGAATTTATAGATTTTAATATAGCAGGTGCCTTTATAGGTGAAGATACTCCAATACTTGTAGATCGCATGACACGAGCTGAAATTAAAAGTTATATTGAAGAGTTGGATTAATATGGAACTTGTTTTAATTTATATGGTTTTGGGTCTTGTTATATACTTTTGGGAGGGTAAACAAAAATAATATGATTAAGTGATTTCTTTGATATGATTAGGTGTTACATCTATGATTGCGGAAGAGTCGTCTATTTTCTTTTCTAATTGTTGCAATCTTTCTTCTAGTTGTTCCCTGCTCATACCCTCTAAAGTATTATGAGTGATCTCTTTTTTATCAACAAACATTCCTGCCATTTGACCTGCTCGAAACTCTGCGTTAATTGCTCCAGTATACTGACCTTTCTGCTCTGCACCATTTCGCAAACGTTCAAATGTTTTAAATCTAGCCAATTTATCTTTTTCATACTTATCTTGTTCTCTTTGTAATCTTTTTTCTAAATACCTACAAACATGAGGATTTAAATCTGGATTTAACAAACGACTTGCTTGTTCATATGGTTTCCCACGGGTTGAAGTATATCCAGCTTTTTCAGCCGCGTCTGCTTTTTTTATTTGTCCCCAATTCGAAACAAGAATATCGACAAACTTTCGTTGTTGAGCAGTTAATTCAATAGATGATTTCAATTGATTAGATTTTTTTACCATTTTTTGTATATATATATTTCCTAAGAATAAAAAAAAAAAATAAAAAATGCAAGCTTCTGTCCATAAGAAATCTGTATTTTTCCTATTTTTTGGGAATTTTTCCTAAAATTTTCCTAAAACTTTTTGGTGTTTTTCCTAGTTTTCTGGGATTTTTCCTAGTTTCCTAAAATATTTGCTTATTTTACTTTTTGTTTTAAAAAAAAAGTTGTAAGGAACGACATTATAGGATTTTGGGAAAAAATGATTGTACACTATGATTAAATATGATAGAACAATATATGTAGGGGTATCACCTCTTCCTTTCGTTACATATTGATAGCACATAGATTTTTATGATTTATGTGCTATTTTTTTATAATGTATCTTTTTCTTGAATTTATTTGTGCGATTACGGCTGTTATTTCTATTTACATTTATGGTAATCAATCCTGGTATGCACCTCTATTTGGTCTATTTTCACAAATATTCTGGCTCACGTGGACCGTGGTTGGTGGTCATTATCCCATGCTTATATTGAGCTGCGCCATGATAATCACGCATTTTAGAAATTTTAAGACGATGCAGACTACAAAAGTTTTGAGACAAAAATGGTGGAAATAGGTACATCTGGTAAGCTTTTTACGTATACTCTATATTTTACTACATCTTTTCTTTTTTCTTTTCTCACTATTTTATTATTAGTAGCTATCATTTTTCGATAAAGTTTATCGTATTTTTTCCATGCGACTTGTCTTTGGGTAAAAAAGACTTTTTTTCTTTTTAATGCACTAACGTAGCATTCAACCATATCATCTGGGTCGAGGGTTCCCCATTCACAGGTTCTACGAAAATCGAATTCGTTACCTATGATCCAATTATGTGCATTTATTTTTATTAAGGATGATTTTCTATCTGATTGTGTTATGAGTGTTTCGTCAAAGGCGTTGACGACTACAGCTCGCCAGAGCTTTTGTTCTGGGTCGATTCCTTTATTAAGAACGGATCGCGCAAATTTTAATCCTATGGTTTTGAGTAAATTTGGTGCTACCATTAGTGAAAGTAATTTTTTGCTATTTCATTTAGCACTTTTTTATACTTTCGCAACAATGTTTTTGATGGTTTTTCTTCAGCAAGGTTAATCATATACTCTTGATATAGTCTATCGAACAGAAAGATTCTATCTTCAAAGTCCATATCTTTAAGATTTACTATTAATTGTAATTCTTCTTCTACTTCGTATACTTTATAGAGTTCAGTTTTTTTTGACATATACATAGTTTAACCAACTCTATTCTTTTTTGCTACCTTTGATAACAGTAAATTTTTTGTAATCATTGAATTCATATTCTAAGTGCGCAACTTCTTTAAATATTTCAAGGGTTTGTTCTTTAGATATGTCACCTAACTTTAGATCGTAAATCAAGCTGAAGGCCTCGACATAATTCTTATGACTTAATTTAAACGATAATAAATTAAGTAATTTTTTAAGTTTTTCTTTTTTATCAAGCATAGTATCTCCAATTATTAATCACCTTGATCCTTGATCCGTGATTGCTGGTACTTGATATTTTTACTTTTAAACGTTGGTAACTGACTATCGCAGTTAGGACACACGAACCTAAGGTTCTCGAGCCTATGATCATTTTTTACACCATTTATGTGATCGAGTACAAGCACTAATTTTTTTTCTTTCCAATCGCCTCTGTTTTTACAAAATGCGCAAACGTAATCGAGAAGCTTATCTTTTAATATGCGTGCTTTCAAACGACCACGATTTTTATATGATGAGTCCTTAACAAATAATGTTTTAGCAGAAATGCTAGTGTATTGATTAGCCATACTCTCTCCCTTTCACTTATAGGATAAGGGTTTGAGGTCCGTGTGTCTAGGTTAGTGTCTTTTGATTTTTTTAAATACGATGCTGCAATATGGACACATTACTTTGTCAACCCCTTCAAGTGATAAAAAAATCAGAGGATGACCTCCAGAGTCTTCACCCTTACAACACACTGTTGTTTCGTTAAAGACTTGAATTATTTTAGCCATTTTCTTTTAACTGTTGTAGTTTTAACATGGTGTAACCATAATGACTTTGTAAACGTTTTGCGGCATAACCTGGTGTTTTAATACATTTGATTAAAATTTCTTTTTCATTCATAATGTTTTCCTGAATGACCTGATCCTCCGCATGCATTACACACGTAAGTTGTGTCAATATCTTTATTTGCAAGTCTGTGAGATTTGGTAAATCCATTACCGTGACATTCTTCACAGACTTCATAAACTACTATTTTTTCTTTAATCATTCTTTTTCCTTCGTTACACATTGCTGTTTATATTTTGTATATCCAAATATAGTCACTGCAGGATTATTAGGATCAGCCTCTGACCATCCTTTGTCAACCCATACACAAGTATATTGTCGTTCATTATTTTTCTTTTGTACAAAAAAATCCGCGTTGCTCCAAGTATACAGATTTATTACTAATCCTACAATTAACGTTTCCATTATTACTCCTTATCTTTTACTTGATCCCATTTGTTTAGCCTATATTTTTTAAACCAAGTAATGGGATCGTTACACTTGACGGCTTTTATTTTTTTGTTTGGGTGTTTTTTATTAAAGTTTGAAGTCAACTCTAGTGTTGCATGCTCGCAAACGTCATGAGTGAAGTTTGAATGATGTTGCATATATAATTTATTATTAAATTCAAACCACACGGTAATTATCATCCAACTAAACATCAATCCCTAATCTTTTTCTCGCATCTTGTCGCAGTAAAAAAGTTTTTTCATCATAACAACCCCAACCTTCAACGTTTTTCTTAGTTTCAGTTTCAAAAATTTCTACTTGCTCATTTATTTTTGCATAGTCACAAATTTCTACTTCACCATATACATGTTCAAGGTCATTGGCTAAAAAAAATATTACAATCCATTTCATTCCTGCTCCTTTGCAAATACGTACACATTATCTTCAAAATAACTACACCTTTGTACATGAATGGCTTTCATTTTGTGACCACCATATTCAAAATCACTATCCATAACTATTTTTAATGTGTCTGGAATAGAAATGTGAATGCCTTTTTTATAATCAGCATGTTGCAAAGAATCATCTCTGTAACCTTGAGCATAATTTTTATTGTCTTTGTATACTAAGAATGGAGCCCATCGTTCTTTATTCATTGGCACTACCATTCATTAACTCTTTTTTGTAATTCTCAACTTTAACTTTGTTTTTCTTCGCTTGATACTCTATATACTCATGCACTAGTTTTGAAATCATTCCTGCTGGAGCTCGAAATTTACTTTTACATAAGCCTCTTAATAGTTTATAATCTTCTATTCGCACAGCAATAGATTTCCATTTAGTCGTGTCCATAATTTGTCCTTTATTTAAAATTAATAATATTGTTAAATTACAGATATTGTGGGATATGTCAAGGGATATTGACAAAATCTTTAAAAATTATATTATTATGTAAGGAGATACGATGATTACAAAACTAGAACAAAAAGTTGCTCTTGAACATCTTTGGGCTCAAAAGTTCAAAGAAAATGGTGCATATACGATTGACATGGTGCCCCTTACTTCTAAGATAGAAGAATTACAAAGAGAACTTATAGTTACTGATTAAGTAGCTGAACCAAAATCGTTGCCCAAGGCAACATCTACGACACTTGGAACGTTTAGTTCCACGCAACCCTCCATCTCTTTGACAATTTTTTCCACATCTTCTTCATGAACATTAAAACATAACTCATCATGTATTTGTAGTAATGGCGTATACCCCAAATGCGAACAAGATACTATCGCTTGTTTTGTTTGATCTGCCGCAGATCCTTGAATCAATCTATTTAAAGCCTTGTATGTAAAAGCGCGCTTGATATTGTTCGATCCGTATTTAGCACTTGCATTCTCAAAAGTTTCTGGAGTGTGTATACCAAAATCTTTGGTTTCCCACATGTTAAATCTACATTTGCGACCTAGTTTAGTTCTAATCACACCTTCTTCATTGGCTTTTTTCATACAACGATCAGATAGCATCTTAACAAAAGGGGCTCTTCTATTAAACTTACCAATTAAAGCACTAGCTTCATCAAAATTTAAGCCTAACATATTAGCTAATTTATTCTTACCCATGCCATACATTAAACCCAGTCCAATTGTTTTCGCTTGTTTTCTGTCAATACCCACTAGATCAGCAACAGTTTGATGAAAATCAGCGTCTGCATTAGCATAGGCCTCAACAAGCTCCTGAGAGCCCTCATAGCCTTCTCCAATACTGGATGCATAATGAACCACTAATCGTGGTTCTTGTTGCGAGTAATCAAAACTACCCCATTTAAAACCCTCTTCTGGTAGGAATAAACCTCTAATCATGGGTCCAAACTCTTTATTTCTTGCTGGAAGCTGTTGCAAGTTAGGATTACTCATAGATAATCGACCAGATACAGTGCCTCCTGTGTCAGACCGTAGTTGATTTATCTCTGCATGGATTCTACCTTCGTGTTCAAATCGCATAATAGAATTTAAAAAAGTATTGTGAAATTTATTAATCTCTCTGGCACTAACTATTAGTTTAGATATTTCGTATTCGCTATTAACTAACCAATTTTGAGTGAAGCTAGGTTCTTTTGACTTAGCCGTTTTAGGATATTCTAAGCCTAACTTGTCGTAAGCAAAAGCGATTTGTCGTGCCGCCCAAATATCTATATCTTTACCAACAAGCTTTTTTATTCTGTGCAAGATCTCTTTTTCTTTTTCAACAAAATTAACTTTTAATTCTTCTGCTCGTTGTGTGTTTACACGAATACCTTTCTGTCGCATTTTAATTAAGATAGGCAATAAAGATTTTTCAAGTTGCCATACTGTGTGAAGATTTTGTTTATATATCTCATGTTTAAATCGTTGCCACAATAGGTACGTGAGCCGTGCATCTTGTTCTGCATAATATCCTACATGCTCTGCGGGTAATTTCCACATCTCCATTTTTGGATCAACACCATGTGCTTTTGCAGCTTCCACCAAGTCTGTTTCTGCTTTTAACTCTCCTAGATAATCTTTGGCTAAAGCATTTAATTTATACGTATACCTGTTTTCATCGATCAAAGCTCCTGCAATCATAGTATCAACAATTTCACCACGCACATCGATACCATATGCTTTTAACCAACCTACATCATACTGAGCGTTGTGAAATATCTTACGACAAGGTAATCGACATACATCGTGCATATATTTCAAAACTTGTTCTTTAATAAGATTACCACCGCCAAAGTGACCAAATGGATAATAGGCTTGAAAGCCTTCTGTTGCGACTGCAAAACCTATAATTTCGCCACGGCCTGTAGCCCAACCCGCACCTAGACCCTTATTAATGCCCTCATCTTTTGTTTCTAAATCTATTGCTATCTCCTTAGCGTTAGATAAATCATGATAATCAACGGGCGCAGACCAAATATGTTTTTTAAAATTAAATGTCAGTTGAAGACTTGTCATTTTTTATTTTCTTATAGATATTAGGATCATATCCACCAAGATTAAATTTTCTTTTATATTGTTTCTTTTTCATAGTCTCGTTCTATAATCATATCAATGTAATGTTTTGCTTTTTCTAAATCCTCTCGTCCATTCTTACCTCTGTGTCTACAAATATATTTTATCACATTACCCTCAGCAAATAAAATCTTGTTCTCATTAATAAATTGTGAAGGTTGTATTGAAAACTGTGTGTAATACTGGCCCCCGCGTTTCCATAAATCTTTAACCATTAATATAATCCTCCTTTATCTCATTTAATAGGTCTGCATAAGATAGTTTGTTTTTATCTTCTTCAAACTCAATTGTTAGCATTAAACGTAAACCATCATAATTTACGACCATATGGTCTTTTTGATTGTTAAATATAAATCTGCTACCAGGATAGTATTGCAATTCTACCACACTGTGACTTACATCAGAGTATCCTCTAAAAAAAGTATAAGACGTATTCGGTGTTGCAATCATAGAATTTATACAAACACCTCTTTTTGTATCACAATGCCAATTGTAGATAGTTTTGTTTTCCATGCGTAATACACCTGCTTTATATTTGTGTCGTGTGTATAACCAATTGTAAAACTCATCTTCAAATAGAATGTCATTTTCAACTGGACAGGCTGTGAAATTATAATATTTTACCCACTCGGTTTCTGGGTTCCAGACTTTATCATAAAGCCTGGGGCTAAAAAATTGACCTACGGGTAGTTCTTCAAAGTATGGACTCATGTTTTCTCCTGTAAATACATTAGATAATCCATCCCTATGGGATAATTATATTTATAATCTGTGGATAAGATATGTAAAGTGTTTTTTGCTCTTGTAACCCCTGTATAATATACCCTTTTCTCATCTGACTTCTCTTCTTTTGTTTTGTGAGAGAACGAAGCGGGCCAATTAGTTTTGGAATATAGTAAAACATTATTTGCTTCACCACCCTTAACAGAGTGTATAGTATCTATAATAATTTTAGGATCTTGATTTAATTTTGCTTGACCATACTTCTTTAAAATCAACACGAAATAAGCTGTTTGCCTTGGGGTGAAATTTCTTTTCAATACACTCCACCAAGGTTGATTATACTGATCATCATTCAAGTCAAGTCCCGCCCACTCTTTTAATTGTTTAAAATTAAATGTTTGTGTCTCTGGTATATTTTGCCAAAATTTTGGTGTTCTAAAGTCATAGTCTGTTAAATCTCTAAGATAACGATACATATTCTCTGCGGCATCGCGTGTTATTGTCTTACCATTAGAAACAGCAGTCCATGACTTAATTGCTTGCCATTGTTTGGAGTCAAAAGATTTATTACCTTTGTTGTCTGAAAAATAAAGACCAGAACTTTTTGCGGCCATTTTGAGTTCTGTTACACTAGAATGCACACGACCTAATATATACCAAGTGCCTTCACATTGATCAAAGGGTACTTCATTAAAATTTAAATATCTTTTGATGTAACTATCTTTTTCTGTGTGCACATAATCTTTGTCAACACTATCAAAAATACCACGTCTAATAATTTGTGAAAACTTGTAAATCTCCTTACCAAAACGTCTCGTTTGTCGCAGTACAACCTCCCTACCAGGAAAGTAAGTCGTAAAATATTTTGGATCTGCGCCATTCCATTTGTAAATACCTTGATCATCATCTCCTGCTAGATAAATACGTTTAACCTTATCTACCATTTTGTAGATTACTGACCACTGCAAAGGTGTAAAATCTTGAGCTTCATCTAATATTAATACCTCTAACGGAGGAAACTCAACCTCATCAATAGCTCTTTCAATCATATCTGTAAAATCAATAAATGAATTTTTCTTATAGTGTTCATATGTATCTATCTTTCGTAAAAATATATCCAGATTATCTTTTTTATAACTCTCTTGTTTGTAAACAAGTTTAGGATCTTGCATCATATTTCTGGCTTTATCGTAAATACCTAAAGACCAATCTTTGTAAAGAAAGCCATCATCTGATAATCGTTTGTCCGATGTTTTAATTATCTTTGTCTGTAAAGCAAAATCTAACATACAGTTTTTTGGATCAAATACTTCTTCTTCAAAATATCTTCGACAATATTTATGCAAAGTTTTAAACCTTTGAAAGTCATCCATATCATACTGAGGGAAAGCTGATAAAGCACGGTCTCTAGCGGTGTCAACTGCTTTGTTTGTAAATGAGATAAACGCTATATCTTTTGGGTGAACACCGATACGTAGGTATTTTTTCAAAACTCTTTCAATTAAAGTATATGTCTTACCTGTACCAGGTGGCCCAAATATTTTAATTGTTTTTTTGTTCAGACTCTTTTGCTTGTGAAGTCCTGAATTTATCATGGTAGTCTTCATCCATTTCAGATTTATCGTTTTTATTAATTGGCTTTCTAATACTTTGATGGTTTACAAACTCAGGCATTTCAACATACCAAACATTTTTCTCACCCTCTTTATAATCTGTTCGTTTACATTTTAACATACGTAATGCATCAGCAGTAGTAGTAAAGGTTCGTGATGCGTGTTTCTTGAGAAACTTATCAAGGGTAAGTTTTTTAAAATAACATATATTTGATTTAGAATCTAAAACTACATAGCCATCTTTTAATTTGTCAAACTTATCTTGTTCTATATGTGATTCAAAAAAATCTTTAAGTACAGAGTATCGCTCCTCTTCAACTGTATCTGTATACAAATGGTCTGTAGATTCTTCTGCTTTTTCAACAATATTCTTCATTAATAACTCAAATGGGTCTGGACCTTTTCGTGCCTTTGGTAAGGTCAACCAATAAACTCTGTTTCTTAATAATCTCACTCTAAAAGATTTTTCATCCTTCATATCTTCTGGTGTTACTGTAATTCTGGAACCTTTAAAATCAAACTCATACCACACACTTTTAGTATCTTGTATATACGTGATATTTTCAAAAGCTTCTACGATCTCTGGCACCGCTTCTCCTATGCCTAATCTTCTTGTCTTACATAACTCTTTATTACAAATAGGGCCATATTCTGGATGTTTTGGAGGGCATTGAAATTGATAACCGCCTTTGTGCACAGATTTAGATAATTGAATTACTTCATTTCTTGGCAAAGGTTGTGTGAATATTTGATTGTTTCTTTGTAAAGCAATTTCTTCTATTTGTTGTGTGCTTAATGAATTGTTTTTTTTCATCTCTAAAACTAAAACATTAAATAAAAAATTATTTCTATTGTTACCAGACCACCCTTCCTGAATAAGTTTCTGTACACATGGAGGGTAGTGTTTCCATTCGCTTTCTGCCTGATACTCTTGAACTTTTAAATTAAAAAAATCTGTTGGTTTAATCTTTTTTTCATTGGCTAGTGTTATAAAACGACCAACCATGATAGGTGTATTGTTTTCATCAAAGGCAAACTCCATTGATGCATTCATATTGTGATAAGGCATATTGACTGCCTTGTTGCAAGGAAATATTTCTTGCGCTAAAAAATATTCTTCATTTATCTCAGCTAATTTTGTAGTAACTTTTTTTATATCTGCGGGCTCTGCAAAGAATACAAAAATATGCAGACCGCCAGATTTAGACTTGACAGGCACAAAAGGTAGAGAATACTTTTTAATAATCTCAACATACTTCTTTTCTGAATAGTCCTTATAATTGTTAGGGTCTACATCAATACATCCCCACCAACAATTATTGTCTATTTCTGGTCTAAGGCCTAGTCTAATTTTACCTTCTAAATGTTGTTTCCAAACTTCTTCCGTTACAGGTTCGTGAACAGTCACATAGTTGGCTTGTCGCTTACCCCTCTCATCGTCCTCTCCCGTGAGAGAGGACTTGAGATAACGGGAGTCATCGCCTTGAAACAACGACAACAACTCCTTTTGCATGACTTAAAAAGGAACGTCTTCTTTTATTGTTTTATTTTTATCTTCAGCAAATTCTACTTTACCAAAAATATCAGACTCTTTAGCGCCCTCATAGAAACCTTTTGTAATTTCTAAAGCACCACTATCCTCTGGTTTGTCTAAAAATTTAACGAATTCAACAACCCATCCAAACCAATTATTACCACCACCAGACTCTTTGGTTGTAGTTAATTTATAAACACTAGCCCAAGATGGAGGGATAAAGTATCCATTCTTACCTTTTAACCTTTTGGATTGCATCATAGAATTCCAAAGCTTGGATTTCTTTTTTTGCGTTGATTTCATAGTAATTAAAGCACTTTCAATAGGGTTAAAGTTTTTATCCAGAATGTATACAAAGTGGTTACCTGTATCTTCAACATAATGTCCATTTTCTAAACGATCTTTACCATCGTCTGCTCTATTGGTTTTATTCATTACAGATTGATCAGTGTGTATTTGAATAGGTCTGCCTGGACTATCACCACGGTCAGCCCATTCATTAAAAGTATTTATGAAAAGGCAAGGGACAACATAAACACCCTCTTTACTTTTATAAAGAGAACCTGTTACTTCATTGTAAATATCTCCTTGTTTTGCTTTTTCATTATACTTTCCGTCACTTTCATCAAGAACGGGTGAATTAGCATAAAGTATTTTTAGTATAGGTAATTTTGTATCACGAGCCGTGATGTTTTCTGTACCTTGACCAGAAAATTCTTCCAGATTTGTAAGAGTAGGAAGTGACTCTTGTTTTTTTGCGACTTCATTCATGTTTATTACTCCTTGGTTTTAATAGTCGTTTTGTTTGATATATATACCCCAAATAAATCCATAGGAACATTTTGACCATTTTGAATTGCTTCTTTAACAAAAGCTTTCAAGGTCTGTGGTTCTACTTTTTTCTTTTGAGATACGTTGTGTCCTTTACTTTTTAAATCTTCAACAAGTGAATTAGCTATATTGTCTTCTGATTTTCCAAAGTTTAAAGACACAGTGTTTTTAATTAAATCCCCGTAACCATTACCTGTAAGCCATTGAAAAGCTTCATCAGTTTTGGAGACAGGAATTTTAGCGGCATAAAAAGGTTTAATAGAAACAGATGAACCATCTGCTAATTTAAACTCTGATACGCCAGCTTCTTGCATAAGGTTTGGAATCTCTTGTTCAGAAAGCATGCGAATTTCATCGTTCTTACTTTTTAAGTTTTCCTCGATTCGTCTCGCTTGTTCCTGAAGATCCAATAACCTATTGCAAAGTTCAGATATGCTTTTAACCTTATCTGTATCCACATTTATGAGCGTGGATTCTTGCTCTAAGTCCATAAGGACCTCCCTTTAGTTACAGTTCATTTTAGTATGAACATTTTTTGAAATTAATTTTTTTTATTTGTAAAGTCAAGAAAAAAAGTTAAGATATTGATATTATTATGGGACGAATGCAAAACTACGAATACAAAACTAAACCGTTTAAGCACCAAATACAAGCATTACAGCGTGGTGCAGAGGCATATAATTTTGCTTACTTTATGGAGATGGGAACAGGAAAAACTAAGGTAGCAATTGACAATGTTTGTTATTTATTTCAACAAAAAAAAATAAATACGGTTGTAGTTATTGCACCAAATTCTGTTTATAGAAATTGGATTGATGAGATACATTTACATGCACCTTTGCAGTGTCACATAAATACACACAAAATGGATAAAAAATTTGTGCAAGATAAAACAAAACTTAATTTTTATTTAATTAATGTTGAGGCTTTCTCACATCAATCTGGCGCAAACATATTAAAAAAAATTATGAATCAATACGGCAAAACAATGTGTACAATTGTAGATGAATCAACGACTATAAAGAACAGACAAGCCAAACGAGCAAAAAATGTAATACAGTTATGCCGACAGTCAACTTACAAAAGAATTTTAACAGGTTCTCCAATTACAAAATCTCCCTTAGACCTTTATAGCCAATGTGATTTTTTAAAGCAAGGATTACTGGGATTTAATAATTATTTTGTTTTTAGGGCTCGTTATTCTGTAATGAAACAGATACAAGTTGGTGGTAATAAAAATGTAATGATACCCATATACTATACAAACTTAGATGAGCTAGAGGATAAATTAAAATCGTTTTCTTTTAGAGTAAGAAAGGACGAATGTTTAGACTTACCCCCTAAAATTTATGAGAAACGAATAGTAACTTTATCAAGACCTCAACAAGAAATTTACAACGATCTAAAACAATTTTGTAGAACAGTAATTGAAGATGATATGGCTAGCTATAACAATAAACTTACTGAAATCAATAAGTTACAACAAGTTTGTTGTGGGTTTGTCAAAACAGACGATGGCGAAACAAAAACATTACCCAATGCAAAATTAATTGAGTTGTTAAATATATTAGATGAAACAGAGGGTAAAGTTATTATCTGGTCAACGTTTGTTCATAGTATAAATGAGATTGTCAATGCTTTACAAAAAAAATACGGCTCTGATTCAACAGTGCAAATTCATGGCATAGTTAGTTTAGAGTCAAGAACATCTGCTGTGCAAGATTTTCAAAAAAACGACAAGGTTAGATTTTTGGTGGGTAATCCTACCGTAGGTGGTTATGGGCTTACTTTAACTGCGGCAAACACAATAATTTATTTTAATAATTCTTTTAATCTTGAGGTTAGACAACAATCAGAGGATCGAGCACATCGTCATGGACAAAAAAAAAGTGTTACATATATTGATTTAATAGCAGACAAAACTTTAGATGACTTTGTTTTAAAAACACTTAATCAAAAGATGAAATTAAGTGCTCAAACTTTGGGTGAAGAGGTGGTTAAGTTTTTATAATATCTTTCTACTCTTAACAGCCACTTCTTCTCATATTCTGCTAACAATTCTTCATTGACCAAAAACCCTTGATACAACAAATCTTTTGTACAAACACAAATTAATCCTTGTTTAATATCACCAAAGTTTTTTTTATGCGCTAAGGCATAGGCCGCAATCTGATAATAATAATCTTCAATCCATTCTTCTCGTTTAGGTTTATTAGATTGTTTAAAGTCAATTATTGTTGGTTTATCGTTGTAATACCCAACTGCATCGCTAGAACCTGCCCATTTATCTTCATAGTGCAAGCTGACCTCAGTACCATAGACCTCGCTTAGTTTATCAAGATTAGATACAATTGTGTGAGCCATCATTCGTGGTAAGGCACCCTTTTCAGATAGATTTAAATAACCTTTTCCCTGTAGATATTGTTCCATAATATAATGCATTTCCGTCCCTCTAGTTGCCGCTTGGATCGTGACTCGTGTGGCTTCATCAAATCCAACACGTTCTCTCCAGGCTTGCAAAGCTTTTTGTTTTTCTAAACTTTGAGTAGCAGATAAGATTGTCGTTACAGAGGGTATTTTAAGCTTACCAACATTGTATGTTCTACCTGTTTCTTCATCGTTTCTGGTAAACTCTTTGTAATTATATTTTTTATTTATTTTAAAACCAGTGATTGAAAAACTTTTATCACTTCTTATTATCTTCATCGTCTCCTGCATATAGATTGTTAAAGGTGTTTTCCCAATCCATATAGCTATCATCGCTCTCAGCACTGTGCTTCCATTGAGATGGAACAAAATCAGGTGGACCATTACCTGTAACCCACATCGCAGGAGATGTTACTCGAACTCTGTTGTTAGGTAGAGCAACAATACAACCATTCCAAGGGCCGCTTGTAAGTCTTAAAATATGAGATTGTTTATGTTGAGCAGGATCATCTGATATTTCAGAACCTGTATAGTCTACTGTCATATAATATTGACCTGTATAAAACTCGCCATCAATTTTACAAAGCCAAGGACTTGACGAAGTTCTATCAAAAACAATAACTTCATGTCCTCTCGAAGAGCAATCCCATGGTTGAGCTAAATGAGTTTGTATGGGTGGGGGAAACTCATCCAAAGGTTCATCAGCTACAAGAGCAGTTATGGGCACTCTAGCCCACATTGCTCCACCATGGGGATTCTCCAGTCTATTTTCTTCGTCTTCACATCCAGTAAAAATTACTTGAAAGCTTAAACAACGATCTGGCACACAATTTACAGCGATTGCCAAACCATGTAAAAACTCCCCGTGATACTTTCTGTGATTGTGGGTAAATTCTTTTCTTACCCATACCTTAAAATAGGGTATGTTGCTTATTAAATAAGGCATACCCCATATTAAGATCTAAAAAAAAATTAGCAAGTAAATTATGCTTTTACTAATTTCATTCCTTTTTTCTTAGCCATAGCTCTGAGTTGTGTAACAGTCATAGTTTTTGTTTTTACACCTTTTTTGGTTGATCCTTTAGCATAACCTTTAGCCATCATACGACCTCCCATTGCTTTCATCATTTTAGCTCCGCCTTTAGCGTAACCTTTGGCCATTTTACCGCCACGAGCTTTCATCATTTTTGCTCCACCTTTGGCAAAGCCTTTTGATTTCATGCGATTTCTCATTATTTTCTCCTATAGGTTTATTTTAGTTAACTTAGAATATATTAGTCTATTTTAGGTAGGTAGTAAACCATTAGGAAGGTAAAAACTTTTCGTGTATGGCTCTTAAAATAGGCCGTTTTTTGGTTAATTTTTAAACAAACTGGTGTTTACAAGCAAAAGACTGATTAATCCAATTACTGAAATCGCAAGTGCTGAATAGGCACAATACATTAAAAATTGTTCTCTTTCTTTTTTCTTTTGTGCAATTGCTGCAATTCTTTTTTTCTTAATATCAGTTCTGATTGCAACAAACTCACTCCAAGCATTTGGAGCTCCATATAACATAAACATTTCTCTAAGTTGGTTCTCCATATCATGAACTTGTTTTAATTTAAAATATGTATCAAGAGCTTCTTCATTTGAAGAATTAAACCATTTTGATTTTTCTTTTTTGTGCTCTTCTTCAACAACATTCATTTGTTTAACAAATTTAATTATTTGTCCAGACAAACTGTGTAATTCTTTTCCTACAGAAATACCAGATTTAATTGCTGCGAATGCGGAAGTTGCGATACTTATTGGGTCCATATGACAAGTCCTACTATTGTTACTATAATAGTGAGCATACCACTCATCATCCAAAATAACAACTTATCGACTTTAGCTCCAAGTTTATCTATATCTTGATGCATATGTGCTAAGTGATTTTCTTTTATATTAGTCACTTCTTTTTTTACACCTTGTATATGACCGTACAGTGAAATTATATGCTCTTTGGTTGTTCTAGGTTCAGGCATTTTGTCTTCCTCTCTGTGCTATCATTTGTCCCGATGGATCGTTTGGAAATAATCCTGCGTAAGTTTGTCCTCTATCTGCTGGCAAAGCTGCGATTCCTGCAGGTTGCGGTTGTTGTACAGAAGGTGGTGTCACTGGAGCGGGTGCCGTGGGTCGTGGCATTTGTTCCATAGCGAACATGTCTACTGTTGGTGATACATTTTTACTTATTGGTTGTTGCTCTTCATCTATTTCCTCTGGTGGAGGATTCAAAATATCATTTAATTCGTCTTGATTAATGTCCCTTTCATACTTTTCTTCAACTAATTCATTTAATAAAGGATTGTAAACATCTGTATCTTCATCAACCTTTAATGAAATATTAAATACAGTTTTAAACATTTTTTCAAAAGTTTCACCTTTAGCACTTTTAAGTTTGTTAAATTGTTTAAGTTTATCTGGATCCAATACAATCTGTGCCATTTGTTCATCCATAGAATCTCCATAGATACGAGAAAACAACTGAAACAGACGTCCTTCTTTTGTGAATTGACCAAAAGCTGTACCTCTTACAAAGTCTTTAATTTTTTGCGGAAAAGAAGTCTTGGTTGTTAAATTTGCTTTTCTAGACACAATTTCAAGATTTTTACCAAACAATTCAAGATCTTTTACATATTCAGGTTCATTAGCAAAGATTTTTTTAATTTTTTTATCATTTTTTTTCATATAATTAATGTAATTTTTAAAAACAAATTGTCCTCGTTCATCAGTAATATTTTTGTAAATATCATCAGTAACCTGTTTTTGATAACCTTTTAAAATTTCAGGATCTTTTTTCATAACGTTTAAAACTCTGTTAAGTGTTACAGGCTTATCTTCAATGTAACTTTTTCTAAAGATTTCTTCTGGAGCAATACTATCTATTTGACCAAATGAAGAATCTTTTAGTTTTTTTTGAATACGATCTAGTTTAATTTGATTTTTTTCAACAACTTCGGTCAAGCCATTTAACTTATTTATTTTTGCATATTCATTAGGTTTAAAAAATATTTTTAAATTTTCACCATAATCATCCATAAATTTTTTGTGAAGTTTTGGAATAGGTGTTCCATCTGGAGCAACTTTTTGTCTGTAAAAACTCATTATAGAGTCCGCATAGAGTTGTCTTTTTTCAGGATGATCTTTAAAAACCTCGTTAAGTTCTCTCATATTACGTTGAGCATTTAAATTTTTTGAGGGTTTAAATGTTTGTTCAAAAACATTTTCATTACCTATCATTAAACGTCCGTTTTTTGCGGTAAGAACTGTATTAATTATACCACCAAAATCTTCTTTGTATTTTTTGTATGCATTATCAACACTTGTAAATTCGCTATAAACTTCTGGCCATTTCTTTTTCAGTTGTGTGTCTATTATATTATTCATTTCATTTACTAAATTCATTGGAAAACCTTTTGGACCTATTGAAGCTCCTCTAGTTATTTCTCTTTGTATTTCAAGCAAATCAGAACGAGTGTTCATAAGTTCTTCAAAATTCATAGTCTCTGGTGGTTTTTTCATTATTTGAGATATTGTTGTTTTTTTCTTAACCAAAGATTTTTTTTCTTTATCAGACATTTTGTTAAATTGTTTTGCTAATTCTTTTGTATCAAAAATTACAGGTTTACCTGCTTTACCTAACGAGGCATATTTACCCCTAAAACTATCAAAAACAGATTTGTCTATTTCATCAAATATAGTTCTAATTTTTTGTCCTTCGTCTTTGTAAACACCAGGTGCTATTTCAACAACTTCGTTTGTAAGATCTGCCTGAGAGTTTTCAAGTCTTCTTATTGCCGCTTGTCTAATAGGATCTTGTCTTTGTTTAATAATATTTCTTAATGAACTTTCTAAAGCTACTTCTTGATCATTAGATGCTCTTGCTAATTGGCCGTTGTTAAATTTACCTTTTGATAGACCAAAAAAAGTATTAAGAGCATCAAATTGTTCTTTTTCCATCTTAGCTACTTTACCAACTTGCCCATAATTTTCGTTTTTTGCAATTTTATTGTATACAGAAAGTAATATTGGATCACCACTTGCTTGACCAAGATTGTATTTCATTTTTTTATCAGATCCAAGCTGAGCTAATCTAGCATTGGTTTGATCTAAAATTTCCATTGATGGTTTACTATCCTGAATAGGATCATTAAATCTATTAACATCTATTTTTCCTGTTTTCACTAACGAAGAAGCCATCTTCACAAATTGAGGAAGTGTTATACCTGCCGCAGTAATTAATGCATTTGTTTCATCAAACTTACCTTTTTCTTCTAAATATCTTTTAAAGCTTTGCCCTAGAGTTTCATCATTATCAAATCGTGCATTCATATCAAAATATCTGTGACCTATTGCTAATCTTAAAGCATCAGCATAGGCAGTGCCTAATCCAGAACCCGCTGTAGCTCCAGCAAACCCCAGAGTGGGATTTACAATTCCACCTAATGCACCTCCCACTAAAATACCTAAACCATCTCCAGCTAAAACTAAAGCATCTCCCCCTAAAGAAGAAATGTCCGATGCATCTAAACCTGGTTTATTTAAAAGTTGTCTCTTACCTGATTTTGGATTATCAAATACAATTTCACCTGTAAAATCATCAATTTCTGTATTAACAGGACCATATTCTTTAAATTCTTCGCTTAACGCAGTTTTTGCTTTCATTAAACGATCAGCAGGAGTATCGCCAAAACCCATTTGGAAACGAATTTTATTACGCGATACATCTGTTTGTGTGTCAAACCCTGCCTCTGTTTCTCTTTCTTTTAAAGACCTAGTTGGATTACCAGTTATTGGTCTAAAGTCATTATCATCTAAAGGTATTCTTGTAAAACCTATTTCTATATTTCTTTTTGCTGGATTAAATTGATCAAAAAAATCTGCAAATTCAACTAACGAACCTCTTTTTTTTAATTCCTCATGTGCCACACGCCCTACTTCATAAGGAGTTTTTTCATCTAAATCACCGTATATATTTTTAAAATTATTTTTAAAATTATCAATTGAACTGTAAGCATTAGTAGGTGACATTTTTTGATTGTAAGTATAAAAATCTATTTTTTCGCTTTCTAAAAGATCTCCTCTGTCAAAAGGCTCTTGGACTTCTTTTTTATAAAGATGATCAATTAAAGATTGGTCTGAATTGTTTTTATATTTTTCACCAGTATTTTTTCTAAATTCATTTAAATTATCAAAAGCCATTAATCTGTTCCTCCATACGGATCGTTTATAGGATCTTGACTTTCAGTCTCTCCTCCGCCTTCTTCTATTTTTCTCTTTTTTTGTTCCGCAGCTTTTTGCTCTTGTCTACCATAATATTTATATTCTTCTACTCTATCTCTTAAATTAAATAATCTTTTATTGTTTCTATATCTTTCAAATTTGCCTTTTGGATCTAACTCTTCATTCATCATCATTATTGAGTCCTCAAAATCTTTAACCGCAGGAGACAATATAGTAAATCCTGTTCTTGCTAATTTTGTTAATAATATATTAGTATTGGAACTACCACCAATTGAACGTAAAGCTAATTCTATGTCACTAACGGAGAAACGACCTCCCTCTTCTCTCGCTTTTGCTACTGCATAAGCAAGATTAATCAACGATGAGTCAAGAGCAGCATCAGCTTGTGCAAATTCAGATTTAAAACTGCCTGCAAGAGTTCTTAAAGATCGCCCTTGTCTTGAGTTTTTATCTATATTGTACTTATTTAAATAAGCATCTGGGTTCTTCATAGCTAATTCTAAATCATTATAATTTTCCGCATAAACAGAACGGCTTGATTTTGGATTAATAATCGCTTTGTCTCTTTCAATTTTTAACCCAAGAAAAGTGGCATAGGCTTTACCAGAAGCTATGGCCTGAGATACTTTTCCAATACCACCAGACACAGCACCTCTCTCCTTAACATCGCTTTCTATTAATTGTATTATGTCATCTAAATGAGCACCTTGTTGAAGTTTAGTAAAAGCAGCATCATATCTTTTACGTTGAGCTTCTAGTTCGGGTTTTTTTACATATTTGGTCATTGAATCTAAAAACTGGTTTTTTTGCTTTTTATATGCACTAGGATTTGTCAAAATTTCTGCTTGTGTAACACTAGTCTCATCTCCTTTAGAACCCAAACCTGGAACATCTTCAAGCAGTTCTACATCAATTGGGGAATTTAATCCTGAAATAAATCGTTCTTGGTTTGGATTTTTATCTAATAATGACAAAACATCACTTTCAAAAATAGTACGTGGTCTTTTTTCAACTGTATCGTAAACTGTAATTAGTTTTTGTTTTTCTCCTTCTTTACCTTTTGGAGTAAAACGAGGAGAGCCATCAGGATTTAATTGAGTTTGAATTTGTTGTTCAGTAACAAACACAGGCAAATTTGTAGTTGTATCAATAGCTTCCTTAGTTTTAGAAAATTTTGCCTTTTGAGCGTCAAGTTCAGCTTCAGTTGCTTTTAAATCTGCAAGACTCATAGCACCCATACCTAAACCTCCAGCTAAATTAGCAAAAGGATCTCCAGGTTGTGCTAAGGCCATAGCTAATTGAGCTGCAAATATTCCCTTTTTCTCTGAGTCAGTAAATAAAGAATCTTGTTTTGCCTTTTCTCTGCCTTTTTGTATAGCTTCAACTGTTTCTGTTTTTACTGTTGGGTCTAGCACCTCAACTGCTGTTTCCTTATTTACATCTTCATCAATACCAGATACAGGATTATTAACCACATCTAATTCCATAATACCTTTATCATTTTGCTTACTTTGATTACCCATAGCAATTTGTTGAAAATTCATAGCGGGACCACCAGTAACAAAACCTTGTGGTTTGTGTAACTCCATAAATCTTTTTTGAAATAAAGGTCTGAGTAAAGTCTTATCCATACTTTACCCCATTGGCTTTAGAAGTTGATAGGCAGCATAAGCACCTAATCCTGTTGATGCGGCTTTAGCTAAAGGATCAACACCAGGACCTGTCGTTTGAGTAACAGTTGATGCAGCTGTAGGTAAGGCTGTCATAATACCCTTTTGAAATTCTATTCTTTGATAAGGCTCATAGGCTCTTGCAATCTCTGTTTGCCTTTGTGCAGTCAAAGCTTGTTGAGCTAATTGTTGTTGAACCGCACCTGCTCGAGCCATTTCTTGAGCAGCACCAATACCTGCTTGAGCTTGAGCACCACCCAAAGTACCTAATAATCGAGCACCTTCTAAGCCTGCTGAAATTTCTTGTCCTTGTTGAGCTTGTGCTGCTTTTAATGCATCTTGATAACCCATTCTTTGTGCTTCACCAATAGAACGAATTCTTCCTGTCTCTAATTCACCTAAAGCCACACCCTCTCGACCACCACCAAAAGCTCCTGCATTAACTGCCTGAGCAGCTAAATTATTACGAGATATTTCTGCTTGTCTGTTTATTTCATCAGTAACAAACGATTGAAAAGGATTCATAAATCTCATGATGTCGGGCATTTGTTGCGCTGTAGCCTGAGCCTGTTGCACAGATCCAATACCTTGTTGAAATGTAGGTTGACCAAGCGATGCTAATCCAGATGCTTGAGCAAATTGTTGTTGTTGCAAGGGAGAAGGGCCAGCCGCTTGTATTGTAGGCACGGGAATAGGTTGTGCAGATAAATCAATAGCTTCATCAAATAATGCAAGTTTACGAGCTTCAATCTCTGGTGCTTCTCTTTGTATTTGTGTTGTTCTTTCGGGTTGCGAGGGAGCTGGTGCGGGGGCAGGGCCTCCACCTCCACCGCCACCTAAAAAACCTCTTAGACCAGTGATAGGGTTTTTCTTACCCATGCCACCAACGTTTTTTAATAATTGTGCTTCAAACTCGTTGATGTGAGCTAGTTCAGTATCTTCTGCTTCACCTTTACAAGCAATATCTGCATACAATAAATTGTATAGCCAAATTTTTATTTTAATTGGTATAAGTTTAAGTAACCACTTCATAGAAAAATCCTGTTCTTTTAAATTGTAAATTATTTTTTTTAATAACTTTATCCCATCCTTTTCGTCCAATTATTTCTAAACCATCGCATTTTTGTTCTTTTGCATAGTTTAAGAAAAACTTTTCTATTTTTTTTACTTCTTTAATAACTTTGCTGCCACCACAAAACAAAATTCCCAATACTATTTTTGCAGGGTAATATACTTTTTGTACTACATATACAGCGCATAACTTTTTTTTATTTGTTATTAAAAACATAGTCATTGTGCCTTGTTTTAAAAGTTTGTATGTAGAATCTAATGTATGACGACCATTAGACTGCACTACTACTTTATGAACCCAATTTTTTACTTTATCCCAAAACACATCAACACACTCTATATCAACTTGTTTTATTTCTATCATTTACTAAATCGTACACTCTTTTAAATGAATCTTGTTGTTTATAAAAAAACTGTGCACCCTTTCTTCTCATGTCTTTAAAATCATCTGGGTTTGCTCCTGTCATAATACCTGCACCCAAAATAGCATCAGCTCTTGACACAAACTCACCGTCAGCTAATTGGGCTAACATTGTATCTTCATCTTTATCACCATTACCAGAACCATCTTCTACATAACCCATAGCCCTTACATAATTATTAGCATCTTTTTCATCGTGATCTGATTTTGACGGTAAATAGTTTACACCACCTTCTTTTAATTTAAGAGTTGCTAAACCGCCTTGTCTTGCTGCAAACATTTCTTCTTGTCGATCATATACATTTGCTGGTGTCAATGCATCAGGAGCCATAACGTATTCTGCCCTTTCACTTGTAGGATCAAAACGTTCTCGTTCTCTCTGGTATAACTCTCCTGTCATCCCAGCAAATTCTGGTGAACCAGGACTTACCGTGCCTACAGGAGTTTGATTAGATAAGGCCAAACTTCCAAGAGTTGCTGCTCCACCTATTACTGCTCCAGGATTTTCATCTACAAAAGTGCTTATAGCTCCAGGTATCCTTGCTAAATTTGCACCTATATTACTGGTTTGACCTGCAACCCCTAATCTTAAAGCTTCCGCTCCTGTAGGAAATGCACTTGATATTGTTGACGGTATCCCACTTGCGGCTGCGGTTGGTATCGCAGGAGCTCCTGCACTAATTGAAGCTGCACTTGGGAAAGCTCCAGTTAATTGACTACCAACACCAAAATTTGATGCAACACCAGTAGTTGCTTTTTCCAAAGCAAGTGCTGATTCTGCTGCAGCAGTTGAACCACCAGCAGCCTGTGCCCCTAACGCTCCTTTTGCGGCTGAAACACTTGCAGATGTGGGCGCTGTCATTAAAGCTTTAATACCACCTGCTCCTAATCCAGATAACACACCTGCTAGCAAAGCAGTCCTCGTGGATGCACCAGCTAATTTAGCAATTCCAAAACCTGCCGCCCCAACAGCCAAACCTATTGCTAAAGGACCAAAATATTGTCTTAAACCAGTGTTAGGATTAAGAGTGCCTGCACCACCTATACTTTTTAAAAACGCTTGTTGTTCTTTTGTAAGATAAGCTATTCTGGTATCACCGTTGATACCTTTACTTGCTAAATCGTCATAAAGTAAGTTGGTAAACCAAGTTTTGATAAACTTGGGGATTAAATTAATAATCCTCTTCATCATAAAAAACTCCTAAGTAATTACTTAACCTCTAGTTTACTCTGATTTTGGGGGACTTTCAACTCCCTGATCGTGCATCTCATCATACAATCTTCCTGTGTATTGAAACTCACCAACATGAGTAATATAACTCATAATGTAACAAAACAATTTACCACCAATTTTTGACCACAACCTACAAAAAGCAAAGTCTTCTCCTAAATATCTTTTTGTTTCTGGATCATAATAAGTATCGAAAAAATTATAAAAATGTGGTCTGTCCATATACTTTCCATCTATCGTAGTTTTTTGCACTATCTCTCTATTTGGATAGGCCTTAATTAATTTATCAAATACATCACGTTTGATTAACATACAACCAGTAGGACAATGCGTTGCTTCTATAACACCTTTATTAATTTTTATATCCTGATTGTTATCCTTAATTAGCAAAGGATATTGATGTATATGGTGTTGACAATCATCGTCTTTCTTAATAAAACCAGATTTAATTTTTTGCATTAGGGTATCCCATTGTGCTGTTTTCATAGGATAAGGTATTGATATAATATCTTTGTCTAATTCTATTAATCTAAATATAGCCTCTGGATCAAAAGCAATATCAGAATCAACAAATAACAAGTGTGTAAAATCTGTATTTAAAAAATAACTTACGCAAAGGTTTCTGCCTTGTGTAACTAAAGATGACTTCATCATCTGAAACATAATGCGCATATTACGTTTCATACATTCTTTTTGTAACTCTAACATAGTTTGAGCATAATGCATTGACACATCACTATGCACAGGGGTTGCTACAAACAAACTAACAGGACGTTCCTCTTTTAACCAAATAGGTTTATTGTTTTGCATCTAATATGCCTGTTAGAAAATTAGTCCACTCTAAAGCTTTTTTATCCCAAGAGTAAAATCGTCTTACATATTTTTGTTGTTCGTCTAAATGCTCTTGGATTATTGGTTCGTGGAGCGTGTCTCGACATATTTTAATACCCTCTGCAAATTGATGTGCCAAGTTTACTAAATTAGTTTCATAGTTTACGTATACAGGAAACTCGGCTCCTGTTTCAAACAAAGCACCATAGTTTGTTGTCATACAATATAAACCTGCAGCCATAGATTCAAGCAAAGATATACATGAAGTTTCTTCCCAGATACTTGGGTAAGCAAACATGTGATAGTAAGGTAATTTACTTAAAATAAATTCATTACTTCTATAACCAAGATAATTTACATTTTTTAAAGTTTTAGCTTGATCATAAAGATCTTGATATTTTTCATCATTATCTTTTTTAAATTCTTTTCCGTATATTTCACAACTACTATATACATCTAATTCTATATTTTCGTTTTCTAATAACTGCATAGTTGCAAGTAAAACATTTAGACCTCTCCAAGGTGTTGGATGAAAGATCATGCGAAGTCGATCACCTTTTGTAAAAACTTTTCTTTGTGGAAAATTGGTTACACCATTTTTTATGACATGACATCTATCGGTGGGTATATCAAAATGATACCTAAATTTTTCATAGTTCCAACTTGAATTAAAAACATACCAATCGTACTTTTGATGATTTGATTGTTCCTTAAACCAAGGCACAATATTAGGTTGATCGTAACTATTTTTTTGCCATAATATATTAACTTTATCTTGAGCAAGAGGTATTTTTTCTGGAACAGACGTGCAAATCTGAAATTGTTCGAGTATTTTTTTATCAACAAAACTTGTTAAAAAGTTTTCTTGTAGTTCAGTTCCACCTAATGGTGTCAATCTGTTTCTCCATCCAATGATAACTCAGGGACGATAATATTAACGTTCCTTTGTATGTCACTTTCAGTTGTGTCAGTTGAGGCATCTGCAATGTCTTTTTGAACTTCAGCTTCATCTTTATACACTTTACCAGTTTTTTTATTTAGAATCGTAGTTTCAGATTTACAATGTATAATATCCATAATTAAAATTACCTAATTTATATAAAATTGCAAATAAATTATCCGTTTTCTTGCGAGCGGTCAAGTAGTGCATACGACACTATACCTTGTATTTCATCAGCAGTGCCTGCTGTCATTTTTAAAATATCACCTTCTTCTAATACAAGTGTTTGTGATATAATTTGTCGAGTTGTGTTAGCTGCAATAGAGGCATTGTCAATTCTAAATGTTGCTGATGCACTTGTATCTGTAACTTGTGTCACTAAACTTACCGTACCTGTTGAACCATTGTGAGCTTGTATTTGTTTGACTAGACAACGACCATTGGCTGGTGCCGTCAGTACACTGGTTGTGCCTGTAGTTGTGAGTGAAAACCCTTGATTTTTATATTGTATTGTCATGAGCTCATAAAAAAGTTAAAGGCATCTTGTTCATTTTTTAAATCATTTTGATAAGCAAAGTTTAACTGATTTACTAATGTTTCAATACCATAAGTTATCTGTCTTTGATTTTGTACCACATAATCATCATTAAGTTCAGGAATAAGTATATTTATTTTAGCCAACTTTTCTCGCTTTCTTTAAAGATTCTTTTGCTTTTTTTGCAATACTTACAACTTGTGTTTTACCCATAACTTTAGCTCTTTGCTCCATCACAGTTAAAATTTGTATCTTACGTGCATAGGGTTTATTTATTTTTTTTACCTTAGCCACAGTTTTTCTTGCATCAGTAGGCGTAGCAAATTTTATACTTACCGTATCTTTAGGGTTTTCATCAGTATATAATCTTCTACCTGATTTTTTAGGTTTTTTACCTGTCCCTACTTTTGGATCTTTTTTAACCATTATTTTGGTTTCTTTTTATATCTAAGTCTTTGATCCTTTTCAATGGCTTCTAAAATCTTTGCTTGTTGTGCATGCAGTTTAGTTGCCTTTTTTAGACCTTTAATAACTTTTTTTAGTCTTGCTGTATAATGCATTTTTACTCCTTATCTTCTTCCATCAGGTTGTACATCAGCTCGGAACGCACCAAATCTCCAAGATTCATCTGTGGAAGTGTTTTCTATTTTTAACGATGCTAATCTACCTCGTGCCCTTGTGTCAACCTTTTTTGTGCTAGATGTAATAGTAAAAGGTCCAAGCGGTGAAGACGCTTCAGTTTCTGATGGAAAGTCTTTTAAATTTATTGTTATCTGAGCATTACCATCAAGCTTACCAAAGTCTGGAATAAATCTTCTTATTTTTACAAAAAACTCACCTGCACTACCTTCCATAGGCATTTCAAAATCACCTGATTCTATAAATGCATTTATAGGTGTTTTGTTCCCAACCACATCCAGTTGATTATTACCTGTTTCATGTTTGTATAATATAGCTGCACCAAACTCATTGGTAATACCATTAATAGATAATGATGGTAATCCTGTAACATTATATTCTGTTGCATATGGATTATCTAATACATACTTATCACTGTATGCAGTTCGTGCTAAAGAACTTGTTGTCCATAAACCCTCTCTATAATTTAATGTCACACATCGATCTATTTGTGTTGATCCATCTTTACAGTAAAACCAATTAATTTCAGTAAACAAAGTATTGTATCCTGCAAATACTTGTTCACTTTGACCAAAATTAAATCCTAAATCATCTGAGGTTTGCGTTGTAAATACAAAATCCTCAACAGAACAGGTAAGTTTTTTTACTGAACCACCATCATACGCATAGAAACCACCAGACTTACCCATCCAATACATAATACCATCCACATGCACTAGTGAATGCTGTGACATAGCGCCACAGTTTGAACCTACTTGTCTTATTGAAAACGTAAATGGAGGACCAACAAACTGCATAATGTATGCGGATGTATCTGTAACAATAAAAATATAATCTTTACCTCGTGCTGCACTGACTATTTTTGAGCCACTATCTAATTGAAAGGTTCCTGCAGTATTAGTTGAAACAGGCACATAATCTGTTCTATCTTCTTGATCTGAAAAACGTATAAACATTTTATCTTGTGTGTTAATCGAACCAATTGTTGTTTCTGTTCCTAAATGAATTAAGTGTCTATCAGTATCCGATACAATTGTCATTACACTTGCTGTTGGATTTGTGCTTACTGAAGTTGCTCTTGTTGCAACACCACTTGTTGGGTTCCATTCAAATGTCCCACCATTTTTAATTGTTGCTACTAGTATTGTTCCATAGTTATCTAACGACCAATTGCCTGGTTCTAAACTTGTAGCTGAAGCTAAGGTTGCTGAACCCCAAGCAGTAGAACCATTCCAGACTCCTGTACCCCAACCAAAACCAAGAGTCTGTGTTGCTGAACCAACAGGAAAATAAGATTGTACTGTTCCCGAACCTGCTGCTGTAATTCCTGCACCTGATTCATTTGAGGGCATGGTAATTGTAAAACTATTCGACGTTGCTGTAATAACTTGAAAAGGGTTATCAGTAAAGTTAGCGGCTGTAAATCCTGTACCACTTCCAGGCATAGTCACTGATGAAAAAACAACAAACTCACCTGCTGTTAAATTGTGTGAAGTTTTGTTTACTGTTACTGTTGCGGAGCCATTTGTGGAGGTAAAAGTCAAACCTGTTATTGCAGTTTCAAGTGGACTAATATCATAAATACCACCACCATAAAATAAAAACAAACCTTTACTTGTACCTATAGCTATGTATTCTGTTCCATCCCTATCTGTCCAAATGTGTGTTGCTCTGGCTACACCAGGCATTGTTGTAGCCACGGCTTGTTGCCACCCACCTATTTTTTCAGGCTCGCCATAACGAAAGCGAACAAAATCACCATCCGTCCATTGGTTAGATGCTTCACTTTGTGTTATTTGTTTGTTAAAACCACCCTTAAAAGGTATACGAATTAAAGGCATATCACCTCGCAGTCACAGGGCTCGTCCCGTCCCCAACGAATGGATGTTCTGCCCATGCCCAATACAGATAATCATAACTACCATTATAATTTGAATTAGTTCCTCTGCATTTAAAACCATTAGATAAAAAATCTAAATCGTTTCCAGATGTAGTTTCAGCTTGGCTCAAATCTGTATAAAGAACATTATCACATGGGTTAATTACACTTCTTTTATTATCCCAAATTATCCAATTGTTACCTATGGTATAACCTTTAATCATAACAAAAGCTGGTTTAAATCCTGTATAAATAAATGGACCATCTGCATTATTGTTTCCACTGAACCTTCCAAACTTACTAAAGCCATCTACTCCATGCCAACAATATGCAATGTAATTATTACTACTTTCATTTACTTCATAACCAGTTCCACCAACAATAATAGCTGAAGATGTAGGGTTACCCCACATAGATGCACTACCATACCCATCATCACTATTTAATTTTTGATATGTTGTAATGTTTCCAAAACCAGTATGCCAACATCTCCAGTTAGTTGAGTTTCCTTTATCTTTAATCCATATAACTTCTGGTGCAGCAGATAAACCATGTCCAATTGAACCTGAACTACCAGTTCCAGTATATTCTAATATTGAAAATCCAGCAGTTGTATTAGCTTGAACAGTTGAGGTAATTGAACCAGTTGTATTTGAGCTAGTGCTTCCTGAATTCACTACCCAGTTCCAACCTACATAACTTTGACCTTCTGTATTTAAATTAGCAAAATCTTCAACTGAATATCCACCAGCTAAAAATTTTTGTATCATATCTGGTTGAGTTAGTGTCCCATTAGTTAAATTAGGTTGTAATTGTGAATCTCCACCTCTTGAACTGTCTATAAGCAAATGATTGTAAGTTGTATCTCTGCCTTTAATCCAAGCCATACCAGTTATACCTTTAGCTGTCGAAGGCAAGTTGTCTTGATTTAACCCAACAAAACCAGTTGGTGGGGTGTAGGTAAAAGATTTTTGACCATGATTAAATGTTCCAGTTTGTGCTCCTAAAGCAGTGCCATAAACTGATAGGTAAAAACGATAGAAAGTTTCATTTGATAAATGTACAAAAAAACCAGTGCCATTAGCTGGGTTTCCAGAATTATACCAAGTATTGTTTTTACCAATCCAAACCTTGCCTTCTTTAAAAGCTATTTGCATAACATCACTTGTTGCAAAACCAGGACTTAAACTAGCATTAGTTCCTGTACCACTATCGACACCATTTACTTCTCTTACTATATAACTATCTTCTGTTGTTAAAATATTATTACCCACTCCAAGTAATAAATTTGAACTGTTTTGTCTTACATAATCTGCTCTTACATCAACCACACCTAAAGCATATCCATTACCAGCAGCAGCTTGAACACTATCACAAGTAATCTCACAATAATATCCAGTTGATGATTTTGGGTCTAATCGTAAAGTTGACCGACCACTACCATATTTACCATCATTAGTATTTTTCGAAATTTTTAAATTACCTT